CTTTTATGGAGTTTATTAAGATGAAGGGTAAATAATAGATCTAATATTTAACTAATTGTTTGATTCTATAACCATATGGGTAAATATATTCATATTCTATATGATAATCACCAACTGACTCCAGCTTATCCCATCTATTATAGTATGTCCATCTATTATAAGATGCAAGCCCTATATGATTAATTGATACTAACTTATCGTTTGCATTATAATTAAACCAATGTTTACCAACTGATTTTATTTTCCCGTTTTTAAAATATTTAACTTTCATATCGCCAATATAATCCATTTGACCATTTTCAAGATAGGTAACTTTCATATCTCCTATTTTTTGTAATTTCCCATAATCATCATATTCAAATTTTATTTCATTAAAATTATATTCCCATTGTTGAGTTTTGGAATTATATATTAAATTATCTTCGCTGGCAAAGTTTGGTAATGCTATACTTATAACAACTATTAAAATAATTAATAATTTTTTCATATATTTATCCTTTCTTTACTATTATAACGAAGTATTCACATAAATAGTTCAAAAATAAAAAACAAATTTTACAAATGTTCAAATAAATTATGAATTATATCTATAAATACAATTCTAAAATCCAAAAAGGTGAAATTGTCACAAGTAAAAAGGTCAAAGCCGTATACAATGCTTTGACAAAAGATTTAAAATCCCGTAAGAAGTGGATATACGATGAAAGAAAGGCAAATCATGTTATATTTTTTATAGAAAAATTCTGTAAACATTCTAAGGGAAAATGGGCGAATACACCCGTAAAATTAGAACTTTGGCAAAAGGCATTCATATCTGCAATATTCGGGGTTGTTAACAAAAAAACACACAAACGCAGATTTACGGAAGCAATACTTATAGTTGCAAAAAAGAACGGTAAATCACTAATCGCATCGGCACTGTCACTGTATATGCTTATGGCTGACGGAGAAGGCGGAGCAGAGGTATATTCTGTTGCAACAAAACGTGACCAGGCAAAGATTGTATACAATGAATCTGTCAGCATGGTAAAAAAATCACCTGTTCTATACAAAAATATCAAAATCCGTGTCGGAGGGCTGCATTTTGAAAAGATGGACAGTGTATATAGACCACTATCTTCAGACAGTTCCACAGAAGACGGACTAAATATCCACTGTGCAACCTGTGATGAAATCCACGCTTGGAAAACAAGAGATTTATACGATATTGTAGAAAACGGTGTTTCTGCAAGAGAAGAACCGCTCATACTCTTGATTACAACAGCAGGAACAGAACGTGAGGGATTGTATGATATAAAATACGATGAGATAGAAAACTATATCAACAACTTGAATAATGACACTGCTTTCATAGATGAAAAAGTTTTTCCGGTTGTATATGAATTGGATTCTCGCTCGGAATGGGAAAACCCTAAAATGTGGATTAAGGCTAATCCAAACCTTAAAATCAGCAAAAAATATGAATATCTTGAGCGAAAAGTTGCAAATGCAAAAGAAAATTCTTTAAATCTGAAGAATGTTTTAACAAAAGAATTTAATATCAGAGAAACATCTACAGAGGTGTGGCTGTCGTTTGATGATATAGATAACCGTGAAATTTTTGATATTTATTCTTTCCCTGATACATACGGATTTGCGGGAAGTGATTTATCAAGGACAACAGATTTAACTTCCGCCTGTGTATTATTCAGAATACCTGAAAGTCCGATATTGTATGTTAAAACAATGTATTGGATTCCGGAAAATTTACTTCTTAAAAGAAGTCGTGAAGACAAAATACCTTACGATATATGGTTTGAACAAGGTCTGATAAAAACCTGTAAAGGTAATAATATTGATTGTGATGATGTTGTTAACTGGTTTATAGAGGTTCAGAACTCTATGGGGATATATTTGTATTCACACCATTATGACAGCTGGAATTCTATGTCGTTTATCAAAAAAATGGATGAGTGTTTTGGTAATATATCAAAGCCCGTCATACAAGGGAAAAAGACACTTTCAAATCCTATGAGATTATTGGGTGCGGATTTATGCAGTAAAAAAATAAACTACAATAATAACCCGATTACAAAATGGTGTTTGACAAATGTAAGGGCAGATATAGATAAAAACGATAATATTCAGCCTGCAAAAACAAGTAATCCGAGAAGAAGAATAGACGGTTTTGCCTCTATGCTGAATGCGTATGTCGGATATGTTGATAACAAAGACGACTATTTACGGCTGGTGGATAGATAATGCGTAATTGATATATGAAAATAAGAGAATTTTTTAAAAATATATTTGCAAATAATATTATAAAAGATAAAATCTTTCAGAGTTTGAAACTGCTTAACGGGTTTCAATCAAGGCATCTTAATTATGGTTCAAAACATTATGACCAGCTGATATATCGTTCCTGCATTGATGTTATCGCAAAACAGGTTGCAAAATTAACACCGGACATAAAATTAACAACGAACAGCGGATATTACAGTAACCTTAACTGGTTATTGAAAAATCAGCCGAATGAGTATATGAACAGGTATGATTTTCTGTATAAAACGGCATCAATACTATTTGATACAAACAATTGTTTTATCTACAAACGAGTATTAAACGGCAAAATTTCAGGATTTTATCCGATTCCGTATTCAGAGATTGAATTTATGGAATATGATAACGAGATTTATGCAAAATTCCGTTTTAACAGAGGGTTTGAGGTATATATTCCATATAGTGAATTGATACATTTACGGCGTCATTATAACACAAACGAATTGTTCGGTTCGACCCAAACTGTTGTTTTAGCACCGATATTAGAGGTATTAAAAGCAATAGATTCAGGAATGATAAATTCTGTTGAGGCTTCAACGCAGCTGAGGGGAATAATAAAATATTCCGGCAACCTGAGAAAAGAAGATTTGGATAAGTATAAAGATGATTTTGTAAAATCATATATGACGTTAACAGGTGACGGTATCGGAATATTAGATAGTAAATGTGATTTTACACCGATTCTTGTTAATCCCAAAAGCATAAATGCATTGCAGCACGAACTTGTATTAAACTATTTTTCATATTCGTTCGGGGTGTCAAAATCTATTTTGCTTGGAACAGCAACGGAATCTGATTATAATGCTTTTTACGAACTCACGATTGAACCGTTGCTTGTGCAGCTTAGCTTGGAGTTTACAAATAAAATTTTTACAAGGTATGAAGTAGAAAACGGCTGCGAAATATTATTAACTGCAAATAAATTGTTGTTCACCGGAGTTTCAACAAAAACTACTTTAGCAAAAGATGTACTGCCGATGGGACTATTCAGCATAAATGAAGTCCGTGATATGTATGGCTATAACCCGATAGATGACGGTGACAGACACATAATCAGCCTGAACTATGTAGATTTAAGCAAGGCAAACGAGTATCAAAGAGTTGATGACAATGCATAATAAATTACTCATTACAAATTAAGAACAGGATAAAACATTGAACAAACAAATAGAACAAAGAAGTTTTGCACAGCTTGAATTAACAGCAGAACAAACAGGCGAACGTAAACGACTTGCCGGATACGGAGCTGTTGTAGAAAAGCCAACGGTTGTATGTAATATTGACGGAGTTGATTATTACGAAGTTATAGACAAAAACGCTTTTAACAACACTGATTTTTCACAATGCTGCCTGAAATATAATCATTCGGATTCGTATCCGATTGTCGCACGGGTAAAAAATAAAAGTTTGTCGTTATGTGTTGATAATGTTGGTTTACGCTATGAAGCAGCATTGTCTGATACAACTGCCGCAAACGATTTATATATAGCAGTGAAAGAAGGGCTGTTGGATAAATCGTCATTTTCATTCGTTGTAAAGCGTTCGGAATATGACAGAATGACAAAAACCCGCAGGATATTGGATATTGAAAAAGTTTATGACGTATCGGTCGTAGATATTCCCGCTTATGATGATACAAGCGTTGAAGCCCGCAATTTTTTTGAGTTGCAAAAATCTCAGGAACAGTTAGTGCAAAAAGAACAAAAAATTAAAAAATTGATATGTCGTACATATTTATAATGCGTAATTCGCAATTCGTAATTCGTAATTAATATGTAGGCGATGCCCACTAATATATATTCTCATTGAGCTTTGCTCAATATAGAAACTACGCATTACGCATTAGGCATTACGAATTATAAAAAAGAAAGGAATTTAAATTGGATAGAGAACAAATAAAATCAAGAAAAGCAGAACTTCGTTCAAAACTGGAAACAGATAAAGATTGTAATTTGGATGAAATAGAATCGGAGTTGAAAAGTTTGGAAAATATTGAAAACGATATTGAACGCAGAAATAATATCTGTAAAAGATTATCAACTTCCGATGTTTCAGTGAATGCAATTGAAAAACCGATAGAAAATATTGAAACAAAAAGCTTGGGCATTGGCTCTAAAGAATATCGCTCAGCATTTTTTAAAACACTTGCAGGTGTTGAACTTAATGAAATAGAAAAGCGGGCGATGACGACAGGAACATCATCAGCAGGTGCAGCAGTTCCTCTGTTAACGTTAAATAAGATTTATGAAAAAATAGAAAACAGCTCAATTGCATACGGGTTGGTGACAGTTTCACATTTGCAAGGGAATGTATCAATTCCGATAGAAAAGTCTACCAGTGACGTTCAGCGAAAAGGTGAAGATGAAGCCGGCACTACCGTTGATGATACACTGGAAGATTTGAAACTCGGGGCTAAAAAATATATCAAACTTGTTAAATTAACTTTTGAGCTGGAAAACACAGCTATTGATGCGTTAGAAGATTATATCGTCAGGAAATTATCTAAAAAATTGATGCTGTCATTTGATGCGGATATAATAAACGGCGATGGTCAAAACGGAGCAAAAGGGATTTTAAAAAGTGTAAGTGAACTCACAACCACAGGTACTAAATGGACATTAAAAGATTTATTAAAATTGTTTTCAAGCATCCCTGCTGTTGCAAGGAAATCTGCAACCTTAATGATGTCAACAAACACATTATACAATGATATTTTAGCAATAACAGATGCAAACGACCGTCCGATTTTTGATGTAACACAGGAAAAAGTTTTAGGTCGTACAGTCGCAGAATGTGATGACGTTCCTGACGGAACAATAATATTCGGGGATTTTTCTGAATATATGTTTAACTGGTCAAAAGATGCAGAATTGACAAAATCAAAAGAAGCAGCCTTTGAATCCGGAGATTCGGTTTACAGGATTTTAGCTCTCGCAGACGGCGGACTGGTCGATTTAGGTGCGATGGCTGTTATGTCAATAAAAGCTTCATAAGGTGGTTTATGGAAAAGAAATTGGTTAAAAATTTTTTAAGGATTAGTCACGATGCAGATGATGAATTAATTGAACAATTAATAAATACGTCAAAAGATTTTATCAAAGAACAAACAGGAGTGGAATATGACCCGAAGGATACAATATATTTTCATACGGTCATATTATTAACCGCACATTTGTATGATAACAGAAACTTTGTGACGGAAAAACAGGTAAACTCACTGCCGTATTCTGTTGATTGTTTCATTAAACATATCGGAATGCGAGATTATAATTCGTAAGTCTTACTGCGGGAGCGGGAATTGTGTTCAGCAAAACCAGCTTTCGCAGCGGAATGCATAAAAATATATGAAGTAAAAACTGTAAAAATATTTTAATATAGTACTTGAAAAAATATAAAAATAGTTTAAAATGAGAATACAAGCATGGGTAATGCAACTACCCATACTCGCGCCATTCTATTTGAGAATGACTTTGAGCGTAAGAGCTAGTACTAATATCAGTATTAGCT